AACAAATCGAGACAACAATTCTTTTTGTTCTTTGTATAAATCGCCATACGAAGAATTAAATTTCTTAGCAAATATTTTCATTTCAGTGCCAGTAAGAGCCAACTCTTCCTTTTTTTGTTCTGCTGGTAAAAATGTCATTCTCTTCGCAACAGAGCGCTCTAACAAAACCCTTTCTTTTGGACTTATTTTTTTATTGAATATCTGTGCAATACTAGCCAAGTTTTTATAATTTGGAACAAAATTTGTAAACATTTGTGCTGAAACTTCTTTGTTTGCCTTGGAAACTAAATTAGATTGAGCATTAAAAATATTTTGTGAATCCAAAGACCAATAAACTCGTTTAACTTCTTCTAGAAGTTTTTCAGCATCTTTTTCTCTTATAGAATAAGTTTCACTAATCTGCTTATATAAGTGTAGCTCTTTTCCTAAAATAGCATCTTTAGAAAAAAATTCTTTAATCAGTTGTGAAATTTTTTGTTTTTTTGCTTGATTATTGTTAACTGTTGCTTTAGTTAATTCTTTAATCAACACTTCAAAAAGAAAAGCGGTATTTCTTTTCTTATTATGTTTGAACTTCATTAGTTTTTTTCTCCAAGCTTTCAATCAATGATAGTATTTCTGAGTTTGTGCGAAATAACTCTTTTTCGACATTCTTGTTATAAGTAGATTTTTCTTCCGAAACAATCCCGCGCTCTAATCTTTTTAAAGCGTCTATATCTTGATAACCCTTAAAAATGCCTCTTGTTCCAAGCGGCGCCTGGCCGGCCTGCGCTGTCATGTGCCTTTTGCGGGCACCGGATTGGCGGCCGTCAACATTTTTCGGCATATACCACTTTCCTTTTGAATCCAGAGTCGTAGTTTCTATCGCCCCCAAAGGACTTTTTCTTTTAACCCTTACCCATTCGTATTCATCTCGTTTGCCAGGAGGCGGGCCTGCTTCTTCGGGCGAAGCCAATAAGGTACCCTCTTCGCCGCCGGCTGGAGCTTCGGCAGGCGCTTCCGGTTCGCCACCCATTTCGCCACCCATTTCGCCACCCATTTCGCCCCCTAGTTCGCCACCCATTTCGGCGCCGAGTGCAGCTTCATCGCCACCGGCCGCGGCTTCGCCGGCTTCTGCCCCTTCGGCTTCTTCTGGCTTTCCAATCACGCTTTCAACGCCGCCCATTTCAGATGCTGTAGAAATCGCCTCTGCGGCGCCGCCAGTTGCGGCGGCCGCCTTTTCAAGCATTTGATCATATTTCTTATCATAGAATCTTTCTCTTTGGTTGCGTAAAAATTCTTCCTCTGATATTCCAAGAATATGTTTTGATACCCAGCGACGGCTAAATATTTGATTAGTTGCAGAATCAACAATCCCAAGTTTTGTAGTCCAGTGTTCAAGTTCTTGCAATTGCGCAATTTTAGACGGATTGTGTAATTTCAATTTAAAATTGATTAAGTCTTCGCCTTTATAGCCTAATATATAAAGATGCACTAGCGCCATCTTTTCTAATTCAGAAATAAGTGAGCGCTGCAATCTTTGAACTGTTCTCGCAAAGCGGATATCTTTTTGAGCTAATGTAGTTTTGTCTTCTTCTCCGCCTTCGCCGCGAATTAAATAAGACATTGGAATTTTAATGGCGGCAAATAGCTTATCTCTTAAATATTTAACATCGTCAATAGTATAATTGCCAGTTTGGCCAGCGAGATTTTCAATTTTTGTACCGCTGGAGCCGCCGCGGACAGGAATCCAAAAATCTTCTTCAATTGAAGCAGGGTTGTATCTTAAATCCATATGGCCGGTTTGCGAATCGACAATATTATGTCGCTTCATTTGTGTCATAGCCTTTTGCATAAATTGTTCAACTTCTTCTGGATTGATTCCGCCAACATCAATGTAAAAAATACGCCGATCCGGGGCGCGAGTGACTCTGTGCGCCATCATTGCATCTTCAAGTAGCGTCAACTGCCTCCAGATTCTACGAGCAGGATCAAGAAGGCTTGTCCCATACGGCACATATTTGTCGTTGCCCAATATTCTAAAATGTGCAATTTGCCAATTTTCTAAAGTCATGGCTGCAGCATTCCACTGATATTGTACATAATTTGGATTTAAAGGATCTTCGCCTTCAAGTCTTTCAATTTCCGGAGTTGGTAATCCAATTACACTTTTAATGCCGATTTCCTCATCAATATCCAAGTATAAAAAGAAATCACCATACTTACACATCGTGCGCGCCCAGCCAAAAATATTAAATTCTATATTTAAAACTTGGTAAAATAAGGTTTCTAATATGCTTCTAATTTCTTCGTTTGGGCAATCAACATTTAATACTTTCCCAAAATCGCTGTGTGTTGTAATTTCATCAGCATAAATATCCATTGCAGAAGCTAATTCGGGCATAAACTCCATTTGATCAAAGTCGCCATAACGCTCTGATCGACCTTGATTGCCCATCATATTTGCCATTAAGTTATCAAATGCATTATATGATTTCTTCTTAAATTGTTGGCCGCTGGCGCTTTTAAATGTCTTTGCGTATTTATCTAACCTATGTCGCCGAGCTTGGCGAATTTGATGGTTCCTATAATTAACAATTGGCCCCGAAAGAAGCCTTGTTAATTTTTTAAAAAGTGTGTGTTGAGGATTTGCTGGATTTTTCCCAGGCGCTCTTTTATTTCTATTAATAGTTTTATAAGCCATATTTTTTTACCTTACAAAAAATGGAAGTTCATCAGTCCTTAAAGATGTATTTTTAGAAAATTTTGAAATAGTCTCTTTATTATACCCTTTCATGCCCTTAATTTTTGTATTTAATGAAGTGCTTGTTTTTACAAAAGAATTTAACATTGCTTTTTTATAAGCTATGTCTCGCTGATTTACTACTAATGCAGTTTCTCTTATCCAACAAGCAATTGCCGTCGCCATGACCAAATCATCGTTATAACCGCGCAGTGCTGCAGCTTTGCCACCGGACCATACAAAAGTTTTATATTCATTAAGAAGCCGGCGCGAATATGTTTTAATCACCTTATTTCGTATCAACTCTTCCAGCTTTGCAACAATTAATGGTCTTGTTTTAACTGTTGTAGTAAAGCCCGGAGTGGCAGTGCTCTGCTGTTCTGCTAAATGTTGATCTACGTGTTCGTGCGAACCCTTCCTTGACCAATAAATATTAGGGTGATTCATTTCTATAAGTTTATCTAAAACTGCCATCCCGATTGAATTATTTTCTACAACAGTTAAACAAAAGCCATATTCTTTGCTAGTTTCATAAATCAAGGGCGCAAACATATCAATGGGTAATTTACCACAATATTCTGCAACACACTCCATCGTATCAGAATTAAAAATTAAAAATGTTGAATTGTCTTGCCCATCGCCCCGGGCAACGTCGGCTGACAAAAAATATTTTTTGGAGGAATCGTATGCCTCCCATATCCACAGACCTCTATCAAAACCAGTCTTATATATTGGCTCTTCAATACCTTTTTCAACTAGTTCCATATCTTCGGCGCATAAAAGCGTCTCGCCCGACATATTAAAATTGCACTCTAATTCTTGTGCAATTTCGCGCTTAGACATATTTCTAGTTTCTTTTGTATACCACTCATGATCTCTTTCGGGGTGGACACTCCACGGCAATACAAATGAATTAAAATCATTTAAACCCTGCTCTGCCTCGCTATACAATTGATGAAATTTATTACCTACACCTTTGGGAGTAGAAGCAATAATACAGTCGCCGCCAGTTGACAACGTTGGTAAAAGGCCTGCCCACAAATCATCTAAACCTTCAATAATCGCGGCCTCATCGATAACCAATAAAGATAAAGCCTCCGAACGGCCGGCGTCACCAGAAGTTGAAATTGCCTTGACCTCACTCTCGTTATCTAATTTAAAAGAATTCCTGTTGTCAATAATAATTTTAGAAATTGTCATCCACTCGGGGAGCGACTTCATTGCTAATTTTACTTTTTTAACAAGATTCGCTGCAGTTTGTAATTTAGTTGCCAGCACAACAACATTTTTACTTCTATGAAAAAGCATAAGCCAAGCTATATAAGCTGCAATAGATGTTGATATTCCCAACTGCCTTGCTTTTAAAATAATATTATATCGATTATCACGAAAATCTTTAACCACTTCTTCTTGAAAAGGATAAAGAGTAAATGGAATAAGACCCTTCGTTGGGTGTGATATTTTTACATAATTATTAATAAAATATAAAGGATCGCGGCCAGATTTAAGAATCTCTTTTTTGATATCTGCTTTGGTTAAGTGAAACTTGTTTGCCATTCAATTTTTTTTTACCCTTTGTCAATTTCGCCCAAGCCGGGGCGATCGGGTTGCTTGTTAACAAATACATTTTTTGGATTTTGTTTTGAAGATAAAGACAAAAAGTTTCTAATTGCATCATCAATGCCGTGTTCTTTTCTATATTCAGTGCTTCTCTCTTCATTTGGCTCATCAATATCCATAACATTTTTAGCTAAATTGCCAATTTTATAATATTTAGTAGATTGCACCCAATTGCGTATATTGCTCATACGCTGAATTAAAGAATCTGCTTCTCCATCTGAAGTTAGTGTTAAACTTTCTCCTGTGTGCTTTTTATATTCTTTTTTTATATAATTAGCGATATCGCTAAACGTCTGTTCAATTTCATTTTCAAATTTTTTAGGACCATTGCGATGAATGTCTTTCATGTTTACTTCGCCATGGTATTTGATGCATAACTTATTTCCATGAAAATGACAACCAAAACCATCCATTAATCCATTACGAGAATCAACATTAATATTATCATATTTTTCTCTTTTTAAACCAATTTTGACAGGTTCACGATCGTCACCATCGTAAAAATCTGTCCATCCGTCTTTTTCATAAGCACCATCATAGTTTTTAGATAACGCTTGTGAAATTCCTCTAATTACTTTTAAAACATCATTTGCCATTATTTTTTGGCCTCCAGCCGTTTAACCAACGTTCCTCTCTGTCTTCAACGTATGTTATAAAACACTCATAACAACACTCATATTTATTCATATAAACATCGTCTTTTTTAATAAATGAATATACTCCACACACAGGACAAACCCTATTTGTATCTTTATTAATTAGTTTCTTGGGGATAAAAAAACCGTCGATTTCAACTTTCTCTTCATATCGTATACTTTGATCGCTTATCACCTGTTCTTTAAGTTCTTTTAAATATTCTTTTTCTTTTTCTTTGTCCCAAAATTTTGCAGGATTTTGTACAGCCTCTTCGCCATATTTTTCAGCGATCGCTTTTTCCAGCTTAGCTATATAATCCCAATCCTTCTTTTTCATTTTGCCGTTTGAACCGCTGCGTAAAAAATACCCAACGACAAAGCAACGCCACTTACAACGCCGCCGGCGAACCACCAGTGGCTATAAGCATTGGGCATATCAAGTGTTATTTTTTGAAGATGATTAATTTCATCATTTTTGATTTTTAAAATGGCGCTGTATTTCTTCTCTGTGGCTTCCAGCGAAGCTTTGACTGTAGAATTTAACATGACGCACTTAGCCCGCTCTTTGGCCAAATTGTGCTGCAATTGGAGAGAACACTCTAATTGGCCTTTATCTTTGACTGTCAATAACACAGCATTTGCTTCATAGTTGTAAAGTACGCCGTTATAAGGCGCCTTCTGGCCCTGCTTGATGTCCGCTACTTTTGGAGTATCAGAGTAAACGTTTGTTGGAATGATAATAATTAAAAACGCTAATATTAAACTAATCGACCGCATCATCTACTAATACCAATTCAAAGCCAAATTCATTTGCAATCTTTTTGACTCTGCCCTCTGGATC